TTTTCATCCAACCTCCGGATCTTTAGTCGCAAGACCATTGCTTAACCAGCTGCAGCTCAAGGAGCAGTCACGGCCCTGTTGACAGCATCTACAATCGTTGCGTGGATGCCGATACTTGGGAGAATGTCGGGATGTATTGTCCTGGTGTGCGCTTATGCGCTGCGAACTTCATAGATGAGAACCACGACGGCGTAGTTCTCGTGTCACGCTGAAAACCGAGAACCCCAGACTGAAGGGGGGGGAAGGTGTGGCATTAAAACGGATGGTGATAGAACCATTTGGCGACTCTCTATGAATAGTAGCAACACTTCATTCCGGGTCTATACCTGGAAGACGCAAAGGCCCAGCCGTGATTGGGGAACGCCGCACTAAGTGACGCGGCACTATCCAAACTAAAACGCCAATTCGTTATTGATTTACCAGGGTGTTCGCACCGGGTCCCCAAATGATAATGGAATTAAATAAAGTATCAGGGCCTAATGGTAACTCCGACTCGCAAACGAAGGGTCAGGAGCGCACTCCTTCCAAACACGGGGGTGCACCGCGGAAAAGCCAACCGCGGAAAGCTAGTGTTACTCGTGAGCGCGACAGTGGTGGTTCCACTGGTCCGTGCGCTCCGGGGGTCGGGCGAAAGCCCGCCGGTGGCAAAAGGAGGAAACCCAAGGACGGGGAAAACCGTCCAGTTAGTCGCCCCGAGAGAGCGCCCCAGAAGAACAAGTCTGGGTCGTCTGGAAAAGATAAGATGAAGGAGAGTATCAAAGATGCCAAGGATGCATCAGCTCCTTCTATTCTGTCCCAAAAACGAGCTGAGAAAGAGATGATCATCTTAGAGAAGGAAATACTGCAGGAGACTTTGAAGAAGTTGCAAGCAGCTGAGGTGATTGACAGCTTGGGGGAAGACCTCTTATCCGGAGAGTTGTTCGACTTGGAGGCCAAGCGAAAGATAGTGGAGCTTCAGAAATATTTGAAATCTGAAGAATTAACCGCTGAAACTCTCCCCATTATGGCGAAGGCCAAGAAGATCAAAGAGAAGATCAACGTTGTCCGAAACAGAATAGAATATCTTACCGCAGTAGAAGAATTCCATGCGCTCATGGCTGGTCCCAAGCCTCAGTCGCAATTGGAATTGGAAGAGCACAAGGTGGCCGAACATAAGGCCATGGCTGCTTGCCAGCGATACTGGAATGGATTGTCTGAACCGAGCCAGACCTTTTCTGTGGAAGACACGAATTTCTTGACCAATTTTTCCCTGTTGGAAGAAGGACAGGCCTGTGGAGTGAACAAGTTTCTCCCGGGTTCGATGGCACCCTTAGATCGCACATATTATGTGGGAGAAGAATATGATTCGCTCCAGTACAACCTTCCGCACGTCAGTTCTTTTGATGTGCAGGGCTGGAAAGAGGGGTCTATTCTTATCTCAGAATTTGATGCTGGCGTGTTGACCTGTTTTGGCGACCAATCCCTGGCTGCTCAGGCCGGGGTCAGTGTTGCCACAACGGCCGTGGTCCTTGGGAACTTCAGATACAGGGGGATCGTAGAAGGATTAAAGGCGGCGGGTGGCGCTTGTTTAGCCAGCACCGCATACTCAGCGTACTGTGCGTGGAGGGGATTAGTGACCCACGCAGAACTCCGGGCCCTCGTGGTGGATGTGGCACAAGCCGGACCAGACTATAGGAGTAAGGCAGACAAAGAGAATGTCGAAATCAGTGCAGACTCCATAGCCACGCTCAGACCCTTTATGGTTTTTGACCTCGCTGGTGGGGCAAAAATCATCTCCTTCGATCCGTCCGTTGCCGGATTAGACAATTGGGCACTATCGCGCAATAAAGTTCTCCGAATTTTTTCGTCGGATTGGAACAGGCGCTTTGCCCCATTACATGTCAGCAATATCTTGTACACAGAAGCCGTGTCGAGACGAACTATTGTTACTACAGAGTTCGATCAGGCGCGAGCAGTTGAGAGGGTGAGTAAGATCTTGGAGAATTGTGATCATGTCTCCGAAGACCACAAGCTCATGCTGGCCACTGGCAACAGCGTGTTTAAAGACACGTTGCGGATTGTGACGGGTGTGGTTACCCGGGATCCGCATTTACACCCAAGGGATTTTTGATCGGGCTGAGGTCCGAGCGCGTGTTCCTATACGGATACAGAGTGCACGAAATTAAATGGCCGTCTTTACCTGATTGTAAGGAAGACGTGCGATTTTCACCTTCGCGCATAACTAGGGCGGAGTATGACAGCTATAGGACAGTGCTGTCTACTTCGTTGCCTTTGTACGTATTAGGAGCAACTCCTCCGCGCCCGGACCCCAGCCATCCCTTGTCGCTGGTCGCTGGCGTTGTCAAACGTTTTGGCTTCGCCCCACCAGTGCCTAATCGAAAAATTTTAAGACAATTTGAACGTTTCGTCGAGTTGTGGATGAAGAGAAATCTGAAGCCTCTCTCGCCGGATCAATTGCCGACCATGGAGCAGTGGTTAGATTCAACAGCATACTCGCAGAGCAGAAAGCAGGAGCTGTTGGAGATTTGGGCTAACCGCGACTCTTGGAAAATGAACAGTCGGCTGTTCAAAATTGTGAAATCGTTTATTAAAGATGAAACATACCCAGAATATAAGTATCCGCGTTTGATCAATTCCCGCGTGGACTTAGCAAAATGTTTCATAGGACCCATCGTTGATGCCATTTCCAACCAGGTGTTTTCCTTACCCTGGTTCATTAAAAAGATCCCAGTTGTTGATAGGCCCATGGCCATCAATGACGCACTCTACACCCCGAATGGCACCTACACCTTCACGGATTATACGGCGTATGAAGCTCACTTCACGCCGCTGCTGATGAGATCATGTCAGTTCCGTTTGTACCGTTTTATGACCAGAGGGCTCTCTGAGCACGCTGATGTCATGAGGTTTTGTTTTGGATCGCTCGCAGGGAGGAATGTGTGCCAGTTTAAGAATGTCACTGTTACCATCAGCGGCGTTCGCATGTCTGGCGAAATGGACACGTCCCTTGCGAATGGATTCCACAATCTCATGGCATTTTTGTATGCTGTATGGAGAAAAGACCCGACTGCGCGTGTCTACGGATTCGTTGAAGGTGACGATGGAATTTTCCGGGTCGAGCCCCCCAGCGCGACCCCCACTGAACAGGACTTTGCCGACATAGGACTCACGATAAAAATCGGCACTACTAGGAGATTGAGCGAGGCCAGTTTTTGTGGCCAGGTATATGACGTTGAGGAGGGCATCGTGGTGACAGACATCATCGAGGTGCTCGCCCGCTTCGGCTGGACTAATAAGAAATATGTACAGGCGAATGTCAATACTCGGATGCAATTGCTGCGGGCCAAGGGATTGTCCCTGGCTCACCAATATAATGGTTGCCCCGTTCTCTCCAAGTTGGGCAGGCGGATTGTAGATCTGACTGCTGAGTACCAAATAGAGGATCGGATCCTCTTTGGGATGGATCAGTGGGAGAGAGATAAAATCTCCCGGTTAATTAAATTGCCTTTGCCCTTAGAGAAAGAGCCAGGAACCGCGACAAGAGAGCTTGTAGCACGTCTTTACAATGTCCCCATTGACCTACAAATCAAATGGGAGGCTATTGTGAGCACCTGCGAGCTCGGAGTCCCCATTGACCTGGACCTTTCCTCCTTCTGCCCGGCCCAGTGGGTTGAGTACTTCGAAGTTTATCAACATCGAATGTACGATAATAATCCGCTCTGGCTCGTGAAGGATGAGTCCAGCTTCATAGCCTATTTGAAGCAAAAGGCGCCAC